GAAAGTTTACTTTCAATATCCAAAGCAGCTTCATTGGTTTGATTTGCTGTCAAATCAGACTTTAAAGCCGTTTCTGCGCTCGTTTTAGTCGCCTGTTTAGTAGTTCGGCAACCGCTAAACAGAATAGCAGAAACCAGTAACAAAATCGTAATTGTGCAAATAGAGAGCAATGCTCTTATACTTTTAGTTTTCATCTTTATTTGATTTTGGTTTGATAAATGATAATAAGTTCAACCATCCACCTGAAATGGCGTTTATAATTGCTGTTTTTTCTTTTCCCTTCAGTACGGAAACATTCTCAAGTATCGAAGTAACATATTCAACCAGAAAGCCTGTAAGACATACTACAAAGGTGAATTTAAAGAAATTGAGAGCCGCTATATCTATCCAGTTCGTCGAGTTATCAAACTCCTTTTTGAAAGCATTAATGATATATAGAATGGATAACCATATCAATATCTTAATCACGCATCGCGAAAATCGAAACGACTCGAAGTCAATCCCTTTTCGTTTAGATGCCGTTATTCCTGTCCAAACCTCAACTACAATAGCTGCAAACATGGCAAGTGCCAAAGTAGGCGTAACCCCAAACAATGAGTTTGTTATTCCGGATAAAATCGAAACGGTTAGTACTGCACCATGCAGCTGATACTTGAAACTTGGAAAAATTGAAAGAAATAATTCTTCAAAAGAGTTCCAACCGTACACTGCCAGGAACTTTATTAAATAGTTTCTCATACTCTATATTTTGTAAAATATAAATCAGCATCAGCCTTACGCCTCCTTATCAATCCCGGCAAAACTTTTCCACCACCTTTATTCCACTTTGCAAATTCATTAGCAATGGTTGGGTCATTAGGATTTGCAAGTACTTTCTTTAAAAGTGTACTATCTCCCAACCCTTCAGGTATCGTATCAATATCAATGTCTGTACCGCAGTTATAAGCAAATTCCACAAGCGCATCGAATTGGTTTTGCGTAAGCTTTACTGACTTAGTAAGCATTGTTACATCAGTTTCGAAAGCATGTAAATCCCACAACAGCATCTCATCTGCCTTTGATTGAGTAATAGCCGGGTCTTTCATTGAAACCCGGACGCCGTTCGGATAACGAGTACTACCCCAACCGATTGTTGGTATACCTGCCGGACACTTGTAAGGTTTCAACTTGCAACCTTCGAATTGACGAATTAATAAAAATGCTCTTAATGATTTCATATACTTGGTTTTTAAGCCCCTTTAGGGGGTTTGGGTTATTTTGTATTCATTTGAATCCTATCCTTATAATCATCGTAATCAATACCACCACGCGTAAAATGCTGACGAATACGATTATCAATTTGCGATTTATCAACACCACCCCGGATGAATTTTGTTAGACCGGGACCTAGTAAAGGATCTTCTTTCAAATCGCCTTGCTGAAGCTTCAGGATAATTACCGCATCCTGATCAATTGAATTTCCAACTACCAAGCCCGAAGTAATCAACCCATTCTCATCCCTTACCACATTTATGGCCAGTTCAAAATCAGGTGTCAATAATATTCCTTTTCTATTCTTATTCATATCTTAAGCCCCTTTAGAGTTTATCCGTCTACTGACGGAGGTTTGGGGTGAATTGTATTAATGCGTTATCTTTAAATCCTCAATATCTTTAAAATCCTCTTTATTCGTAATCAAAGCTAATTTTGTTTTTGTGTACGTCTGTGCTGTCGCTCCACCGTCTGCCGGTGTTGCAGCCGGAGCTCCATTAATTGCACTAATCACGTCATCTACTCTTTTTGTGAGCTTATCAAGTTGTGTTTTCAACTCCTTAGTATTAGTCATTCCACCATTCTCACCACCATTGAACTCCATCAACTCAGCTTCCACGGCATATATCAAAAAAGCAACCGACTCCTGACCCTCTAAAATTGCGATCAAACAATCGCTATCAATAGCCGGCTTAATATCTACCGATCCAAATCCGAGAGCTACATCGTAATAAGGCAATTCATCGCTTACGCCATCGGCAACCATTGTTTTTTTATCCCAGTCAACGGTTTTGCATGTTACCCATCGTATCTGCGCCTGCATAGACCCGTTTAAATGGCGTTTAAATAGGCTCATAAATTCGTTTGCCTCCGTTTCCAAGCTCATAACCCTAAAATCGTTTAGTGACGCTTAAAATGCGCCGTTGTGTTTCATTCTACTAACTAGTTTTGTCGCCCAACTTAGCAACCTGCCGATATCCTTGTCCAATTTCCACCGTTTTTGTTACACTGTCGATATAATAAGCTCCATCCTTTTCGGGATAAAGCATACTTTTCAAGTCTACCACCATACCATGCTCAAGGCGTGGAGTACCAAAAAGTGTCAAGTCACCATCCAGTCCCGGCTTTGTTGCCTTATCGTATGTATCATCTACAATCTTTTGTATTTCGATTTTGGTGAGGTTCGGTTGTTTAATGTTGATAGTATTACCTTTCTTTTCACCTTTCTCACCTTTCAGCATTTTTCCATTGCGCTGAAGGCTCTCAAGTCGAACATATACCTGTTCGATATTTTTTTCTTTCAGCGTTTCCTGGGCTTGTTTCTCAAGCACTACCTTCACACGCTTACCGCCATCTATCGAAGTACGCCCGCAAACCAATGTTTTGCCACGGAAATAGGTATACAAACCCATTTTACTTTTCAGATCATCCAGTATCTCGCTCACCAACTTTTTAGAGTAGCGAACCGAACCGATAGCTGTATTATCACATAGAACCGTATAACCCGGTGCAATTTCATTGAGTAATTGTTTAAGCGTGCAGGATGCTTTACTTATACTTACCGTTTCGCGCTTCAGCATGTACATTTCGTTCTCAAGCGTTATCTCTATCGGTACTCCGGTAGTTATCTTGAAAATATATCCACTAAATTCTTCGAATAGATCACCGTCGTAACCTAACTTAATAATCACCGGGTCGCCCGCCTGAAAAATATCATTCACTTTGTACCGGTCAAAATCTTTTACCTTTCGTGGCAGCGTTACACTGGCCGTATCAGTCAATTTCTTCCAACTACACTCTGTCTTTACCTTGCTAAACTTTCGTATCGTTATTTTTGCCCGATTACGGATAGCCGGAAATTCAATTTCTCCATAAAAAGCAAATGTCATAATTCAGCGTTTAAATATCCATAATCAAAAAATCCTCATCACTTACCGCCGGCACCTCAAATTGGATCATACCGGGTTTACCCTGCACAGCACTAAACTGAATATCCTCCATCACAAAACGTGTTATATTCTTTTCGAGAAATATATTTCCCTTCAGTATACTCAGTGAATCAGCTATTTCATTCAATGCCCACAATGCAGCCTGTTGTTCCTTTGCTGTCTTGTACGATTTTCGACTCGGGTCATCAATGCATATTCCGCGAATACTAATTTTCGCATCCTCAAACCCGAATATTTCTTTTACCGTTCCCGAACTTCCAATCGTTGGTGTTTTAGTGATGCTTTTCGGTCTCGAAAAATCAACTATAGTTGCCAACGGGAACTCAAAATCGCTATATTCTTTGTCGACAAGTTTTCCGGAAACTTTATCATAAACCTTATAATTTCCACCTTTTATGGTGAAAGTTCCCACTACAGGAGTACCAAACTGACTCAACCGATCATATTCCTCAGCACTGGCTACAGACATGTTGTAACTCATATCCGGTTCAGCATCGTTGCTGATACCAGGGATATAATATACCGGCTGTCCAAATACATCTTGCAGCAATGCAACCGCAGTACCAATACTAATAATAGGGTTATAGTCGTTCATTTTTCTTTCTTTAAGCCCCCTTTAGGGGGTTGGGGGTCACTTATCACTGAAGTGCTACCGTTGCATCCCTTAGCCTGTCATTAATGGCGCGGATAACCGTTTCGGCTATCGACTGCACATCTCCACCGCCTGATACATTGAAGTAATTTTTAATTTCAATCTTTTGATTAATGGTTTTTGCACCACCTACACCACCGCCCGAACCTGATAGGCCGCCTTTGCCCGAACCTGATTTTCCAAAATCCAAATTTTTAGTTGGTATAATTGGCGTTACACCTTTTTTCGACAAATCAATCGACTTCTTATCATCACTGATTTTTGAAGCGTTATTGTCGGCCGTTACGCGCTTTTGCATATCGGCCATGTTTGGCATTTTAAATGCTTTGAACGACTCAACAGCCCCTTTAAAATCCAACGTAATCACTTTGTACATGATAGTGGCCAGTTGACCGAATAAATCTTTCATGTAGTACACAATTGGCTTTATTTTAGCGTACATGTTTTCCCATCCACCACCAAGCGCACCAATCTGCGTAATAAGTAAAGTGATATCGCCCCACAAACCTTTTACAAAGTACCAGGCATTTTGTATTGGGCGAACAATGGCATTAAAACTGACTTCAACCAAATAACCTAACCCTGAAAGAATATCTCTGAACAATGCCGACTCGTTGTACAGGTTTTTGAAATACGCGATTGTATCAAGTATCCCTTGACCTATAGAATTGATAACCGGTAATGCTTTCGCTCCAAGCTGCATCATACTTCCCTGAAGCATATTTGTCAACTGATGCCAACTGTCAAGCGGAGTCATTGAGTTCTTATACGCCTCACCAAGTTGTCCCTGGCTATTCGTTGTAAAATCAATCGTTTCTCTAAACTTTTGTGCATCCTGAGTGGCCGTTGCAAAGAATGAAGCCGCTTCCTGATCTAAACCGATATTACCGAAAAACTTTGCTCTACTCAGGTCACTAAGTCCTTTTGTTTTCAACGAAAGTTTGTCGATAATGCTTACAAGTGGCAAAATCTTACCGTGACTATCGTAAAGATTAATACCCATTTGTTTGAATGCTGCAATCTTTACAGGGTCGGCCAATGCTTTCATTGCATTTTGTGCCAATGTAGTGGCACGTTCCGAAGTTTGTCCCTGGGCAGTAAGGTAAGCCCATGCACCCGCTGTTTCACCAAGTGCAAAACCCGCATTTCGTGCCATTGGTATCAGTTTCGGCAAGTATTGAGCTACGTCACCAAATTCGGCATTACCTTTATTCAAAGTAGCAAAAAGCACATCATATACTTTCGTGATGCCTTCACCACTCGAATTCATTACAGCTACAGCAGCCTTTCCGGTTTCGCCCACATCCGTAAAACCTGCCTTTGCAGCTTTCAATGTTGGCTCAAGTACCTGAAGCGATGTGTTCACATCCAAACCGGCACTGATAATTTTATTAAATGCATCGGGTATTTGTTCTATTGGGGCAACATTGTCCTTACCAATTGTAAGCAGCTCATCAGACAAACCGGTTAGTTCTTTTTTTGTCAACTGAGCGGTTACATTTATTTTGGCAAGTCCACTGTCCCAACCAAGTGCCATATCAATGCTTTTGTAAGCAGCTGCCCCAAGAGCGGCAGCCCCCGCAGCGGCCAACATATATGGATTTGTCAACATTCCTATTGCATTACCAACGCCAGGTACCTGACTAGATATAGCATCCATTGCCTTACCTGAACTTAGTTCCAACTTATTGATACCGGCAAGCGGTTTTTCAATAGAGGTTGTAACGCCTTTCATCGGACCGGTTACTTTATCTATAAGTTCAAGAATCCACTGGGTTGTTTGAGCTGACATTGTTGAATGCTTCTACTATTACGTTGGCCGCTGATATGATGGCCGATTTTTTATTTGCGTGGTTTACTTTGTTCATGTACAAGAACTCAGCATAAAGCTTACACCACCTTTCGTAGTCCAATGTTTCAGGCTCAATGCCATATTCCTTACGGATGATGGCATCGCCTTGTTTTATCAGACTACTTTCGATTTCTCGAACGTTTCTCTTTATGCGTTGACTAAAAAACTTTGATAAGGCTTCACCATCTGTTTAGCCTCAGAAATAAGGCCGACATAGACTAGACCATCGCTTTCGATTATATTTAAATCACCGGCAACAATCAGATTAGCTACAACACATTTCAAATATCCATCATTATCACCTTTTTCGGCATAATCAACCAATAATCTGATAACACTAGCATCCGGACGTTTCACAGCATAACTATAGAATTCACCTTTATCTGTAATATTACCTTTCTCGTCGTAAGTAGGTGGTTCAACAACAACTGTCATAATCTTTATTTTACCATGCTTTAAGGTCAAATCTTTGATCTGATCAGCCGTAATAGTGCAATTAGTTTTCACATACTCACTAAGTGGAACAATAGCCACAGCGGCCAATGCATAACCCACATGTTCACTCGAAATGTTTTGCGCAAAATGCGCTACTGAAGTACACGCCTGAGCGTTACCAAAACAGAAAAACGCTGTAGCCATCACAGCCACTAAAAGCAATAACTTGAATTTGAAATTTGATTTCATAATCGTATTTTTTGAATTTGTATTTTGTTATTTAAATAGTATTTAAACAGTGACCATTTTACTGATCACTGTTTACTGATAACTGATCACCGTTTACACGTTCCACTCAATTTTTCCACCAACAAACAAGTCGGATTTGTAACCTATCGTTTTATCGCCTTGCTTCACAGCCACACCGCGACCTTGAATCATGCAATAAGGGATGATATCAGTTACTTTCTTGAAATCGTACTCGTATTCCACAATGATGGGAAAAGGTTTGATATCGCTCAACATGCTGCCTTTTGGCAATGCTGCCTGAATGGCGTTCCATTCCTCTGTATAAAGCGTTATCGAACACTTTGCAGCATATTTTCCTGTACCGTAGCCTACGAAAAACATACCCGCTCCTGGCGCACCTTCAATTTCCACCGAATCATCATACGACAACTCTGTGAATCCTTCCACATTACGACCAAGTAGGTTCATTGTGATGGAGTTCCATCCGGCCATTTTGCCTAATTTGTTTACAATAGTTGGTTTATTCATCACTATTCAATTTTAGAAGTTAAACCTAAGTCAACATCAAATTCGTGAACAATGTCACCAACTTGTACCTGTGCCTTGATAGCCATTGGAGTACTTTCATTCACCACTTGAGCGGGATTGATATACACATCAGCAGCATCAATATTACCGGCATTGATCATTGGTTGCAATTTGTCCAGTACAGCACGTTGCGCACTCGAAATCCATGTTGAAGCAATATAGCCGGTCGACGTTTCTTTCGGAACTTTAGAACGAACCTTCGGAATCAACGTACGGCGAATGATACGAGCCGCTTTGTTCCAAATACAATTCAGATTGAAGTAAGCGTAATCGCTCGAAATGGTCACTGCCGTAGCAGAACCCGAAAGATAAAAGCCGCTAAAGTCAGCAAAAGAGCCAACATAGATATAGCCTTTATTACTCAAAGCCTTTTGCTGTGCCAGTGTCAGGTTGGCAAATGGAGTTCCATCGCTCAACGAGGCCGAAAGCCAACGCCCGGTTATCTGATCGGTAAGTGAGTAACTTTCTTCACCCTTACGGCTCGACGGCTTCACTTCAATATCAACAGAACCCAAGTCCTCATGAACTTTCCGCACAGCTGCCATCCCTAATACAGTACCAACGGCAGCGCGTTTTGCATAAGCCGCATTCAATGCCATTTGTGCCGGGTCACTTCCCACCACTACACTTACATTGGCAGCAACCAAAGTTCTAAGGTCGAATATATCTACACCGGCAGCAAAGAAATTCCCAGCTGATGTTTTAGCTATACCTTCCAGTATCACACCGTCAATCAGGATATGCTCCAATGCAAATGCATTCACCATACCTTGCAACGCCAACACATCCACGTTTATCACGTCCAGCGCAGCCGAAGTAATTCCCGAAATACCGATTATATTCCTGTCTTTAATACCACGAATTGCACCAAGAATGGCAACATCAGCCACCAAATCGGCAACCGTAATAGTTTTAGCCACAGGCAATAAATGGAATGTGAATCCGGGGCACAAGCGAAACATTTCACTCAAATGATAATGAGTTAGTTCGCCATTCAAAGCATCACTAGCGGCAGTTATGCCCAATGCTTCTACCGCTGTCATGTCGAGCAATTCATACACAGTTTTGTGTACTACAGTGCCCGTTGTAGTTAAACCGCACACCAAAACAATGACCCTATCCTCATTGTCAGATGTGCGACCTAAACCACCATTCAGCTTATTTATCGATGTACCATTGAAACTCATTACGCTGGAGTATTAATGTTTTTGATTTGTTTTTCGGCAGCTGCTACAACTGTAGTTCTGGTATCGCCGGCCAATAACTCAGCAACTTGTTCCACTGTAGTTGCAGCTTTAATTTCTGCAATCAATTCATCAGCTTTCTTGAGACCGTTCCCTGAGCCGTTCCCTGAGCTTGCCGAAGGGGGGGCGTTCAATCCATCGCGGGTAAATGCTGACAATTCCAACTCTTTACCGTAGATATTTACCTTTGAATGGTTCTTTGCAGCCGCATCACCATCATCGGTAATAAAAGCCTGACCATCCGAAGCAACCGACACCTTTTGTGCCTTTGGGTAGCGTTTCAAAATATCAATAGCAATTGCCTTTTGATCATCTTTCGACACTACATTTAATTTCGCTTTTGTTTCCATATATGTTTTATGAAAAAATGAATACTAATCTTTTTTACAATTTGTATTCAGTTATCAGCCGTCAGGTTTAAAACTGATTACTGATAACTGTTTACTGATAACTGGTGGTCTGTTACGCTACAATTCCGCTAACCAATGCACCGAATCCATATTCGTATACGCGGTCAATCAAACCATACACCTGAAGTCTGAATTCAGATTTCGGATCAGCTGAATTGGTATCAATTGTTTCCGGTTTGTACAGAATTTTCACGCTATCCAAGTGATACACTGAGTTAGGAGCATAGAAAAACATCGATGCGCGACGGTCAGTAGCACCAAGCGCAGCACCTTTGGCTTTCTTCACACCCGCAGAGGTATAAGCCAATACGGCGTTGTTTTCAAAGAACTTGAAGCCCATAACAGATTTCACTTTACCGGTAGTCACATCAAAGAAGATGTTTTTATCAGCAAAATATGCCGCTGAATCACGGTCAAGCATCAAATCAGTTGAGTGCTCAGGGCAAAGAATCATAAAATACTGGCTTTCGTCAGGTAAGTTCAATCCTTTGATTTTTTCCAGGTACTTAATCAGGTCAGCAAACGTCAAACGTTTACGACCGGTACCATCATCAGCACCTGTAGTGCGCATAACTGGCATGTCTGCACTAGTATCATCACCGGGAGCCAGTTTAAACATCACATGGTCACGAATACCACGGCGCATAGCCTGAGAGTGAGCAACACGGGTCATATTACGTTTATCATAATTCAAACCACGAATTTCAGCGTCATCCACTTCGGTTGGGTCAGTATCATACTTTTCCCATGGAACAAAAGTTTTTGAACCTGTCATCTTCTTAGCTGTGAATCCTTCAGTATTGTTCACATAGAACCCTACGTTATTGATCAGCTTATTGAAGCGAAGACCATCGGCAGTGATAGCGGCTGGATTAGCACCCGGCAACACGCCTAAAAAATCATCCTTATCGTTCTTGAATTCAAGAAGCAATTGAGGTGCAACGTATTGATTTAACCAGTTGCCGGTTTCAGTTGTAGCCATAATTATTCAATCTTTTTTATACCTTCTTTTCCATATACTTTCCCAAAGTTTCTTTCAACTTTGGGAAAGTTAGTTTTAAGTCGGCTGGTTTATTTTATTTTGTTCCGAGTCTTATAGTCTGCGAAAAGAGCATCGTATGCAGCCTTATTTTCATTCATCAATGCTTCCAATGCATCAGGATTTTCATCCTGTAATTGTTCGAAAGTCTTACCTTGGTAAGTTTTACCTAAGCCATCAGCTGAAGCAATAATTTCAGTCGATAATTTTTCAACAGCCTGAATACTGTCAAGTACTTTCAGAGTTGTTTCATAGTTTGCTTCTAGCATTGATTGCCAGTTAGCACGTGTGTCCGCTTTAATGCGATGTTCCTTTTCGGCCTTATCAAGGGTAGCCTTGATTTTATCCGCTTTTTCTGTTTTTTCCTTTTGAGCTGTAGCAGCTACTAAGGCATCATAATCAGCAGCCTTCTTTGCATTAGCAGCAATACGGGCAGTGATATCAGCTTCGGATGCATTAGCATCTAAGCCGAGCGTGAGAGCAATAGCTTGTAAATTCATTTCTTTTTCAATATTTGATTGTGAATTAATAATATCCTCGGGTGAGAAATTTAGCGGTGAACCAATTGCTTTGATAGAATCTGCCAAAGCCTTGGTAATCTTTACAGGTTCTTTAATGTCAGTAATAAAACCCCAGTCTTTTGCTTCCTGTGCTGTCATCCAAAAATCACCACCATCCCATTTAGCTTTAAAGTCAGCTTCAGGCTTTTTCAGTTTAGCCTTATAGGTTTCGTAGTAAGAGGTAGTCATGTTCTTGAGCAACTTCAAATAGTTTTCCATTTCAGTCTCATCGCCGCCAACATAACCGGAAGGTTTGTGAACCATAAACTGACCATTCTTAGCCATGGTGAAATTCGAAGCCTTTACAGCAAGGTAAGTTCCTGCACTCGCAACAATAGCTCCACCCTCACCGGTATACTCACCAAATAGCTCAACCAGGATATTGTAAATCTCATTCGCCTGAAAACAGTCACCACCATTAGTCATAATGTACACATGGCATGAGGTTGCCCCGGCATCCTTCACCGCCTGGCATCGTTCCCTGAAATCAATGGCATTGTTTTGATTCCATTCTGATATGTTACCAATAATGGCAACTCGGCCTTGAGTTCCTTCCGCTTTAATACTAATTTGTAATCCTGGCATAATTCTGTTTTTACGAATAATTAAGAGAATAGATGATAATACATTTACCGTATATTTCTTTTTCTGACAAGACTTGATATCAGTTGATACCACTTCGTGTTGTTTGATTTCGAGGCAAATGTAAAGCGTTATTTTCGTCTATAAAAATCAGTATTTCATACACTTATATATTTTATAGTACAACATAAAAATCTTATAATTCAACATAAAATTTTTATAGTAGATAAAATCATGTTTTGCAAATACCCGTAAATAGGTACAACTTTGCATAAAAAAAGAAGTAATTCCATGAAGAAACAGAAGCGCAACACTCCAAAACCACCTCGTAAACCACAATTATCTAAAGAGGAATATCAAAAGTTGAAGTTTACAGCTTATGAGTACATAGTTATTCAGGGGAAAACACAAAAGGAAACTGCCGAATTGCTTGGACTTACTGAACAAACTATCTCAGATTGGGCACGCACCGAAGGTTGGAAGCAACAACGTGAAGGTCGACAACAGTCATCACGTACAGAGGTTGAAAACATCAAGCAAATAATCCGGCTTAATTCCGAACGTCGCTTAGACATTGAAAACGAAATACGTGATGCTGTAAAGACAACCGATAAGAAATTAGAGGCTGAATTGCGATCTGAGGCTAACCGCTTATCTGATAATTCAGCAAAGTGGGCTAAAACGCTTCGAGAGATGGAGAAAGACAATAAATACTCCCTGGGCGAACTTATCAACATGATGGACGATCTATTTACCGACATGCGTCAACACGACCCTGAGTTATTTGAAAAAACTATCGCTTTCCAACAATACTATATTCGCAAAAAGACACAGGAGCTAGGATAACACCGTCACAACCGTCTCCAAAGTCCCCAAATAATAAACTATGGCAACAAAAAGAGTCCAGGACAAACTACTAGCCGAACAATACCTCGCTAAGCTTGACATTACAAGCAAGTCAAACGATGTAAACCCATTCGAGACTAAAGCGGAACAACAGGCACGCAAAAAGCGGGCAATACTTGATATTGTCTATATGGTAGAAACATACCTACCACACTATGCAACTGCCGAATGTGCCGAGTTTCAGAAAATGGCAGCTAATGAAGTAGCCTACGATGATCTGATTATAATGTTCTTTGAGTGGTTTCGTGGAGCGGCTAAGTCAGTTTGGTGCGATGTTATTATTCCATTGTGGTTATGGATGCGCGGTGAGGATGTTTTTCTTTGCCTTATGTCCGATTCTGTTGAACGTGCCCAGGAACTTCTTGCCGATATTCAAGCTGAGTTAGAAGGTAACCAATTGCTCATTCACGATTTTGGAGTACAAAAGTGTGAGGGTTCATGGGAGTTTGGAAACTTCAATACATTAGACCAACGATTTATTGGTAAGGCATTCGGTATTAAAAAGAAAGTACGCGGCGTACGTATCAAACACCGTCGGCCAAACCTATGGGTTATTGATGATTTGGAAACCCCTGACACAATCGGAAACCCAAAACGAATGCGCAAACAGGCCGAACAAATTGAGCGCGATATCCTGCCAACCATGACCGGAAACAAACGCCGGTTACTGTATGCCAACAATAAGTTTGCAAGGGTTATGACCCAAACCATTCTACAGGAAAAACACCCCGACTGGAAAGTCAATCAGGTGAAAGCATACAACAAAGTAACCTATGAACCTGCATGGCCTGCCATGTATAGCCGCGAGTATTATATGCTTCAGGAGAAAAACATGGGTATACCTGCCGCTTACTCAGAGTATTTGCATGAATCTATCCTACAGGGTAAGATATTCAGCGAAAAACAAATACAGTGGGGTAAAATGCCGGCATTAAATGAGTTCAAAATGATTATTATTCATTGGGATATAGCATATACCGACAACGATACCTCCGACTATAATGCTTGCAAAGCATGGGGTTTATCAACCGACAATAATTTCTGGCTGATCGACTGCTATGTCAAACAATCTAAAATGAAACAGGCAGTTGCATGGATGTGTGATTTCAAGAAAAAATTACCAATTGGAACTAATGCATTATTTCAATATGAATCACAATTTTGGAACGGTGAAGTACAACGAGCCATTGATGAGGTGGAATATGAATACGGAATCTGTTTAAATCTTATGAAAGTATTGGTTGCTAAAGTAAATAAGCTCATGCGTATGATTACCAAACAACCATACTACCAAAATGGACGTATTTATTACAACGAAAAGCTGAAAAGCCACTCAGATACCCAGGTTGGAATTATGCAGCTTTGCGCCGTAGAAGAAGGAAGTACCGAACACGACGATTCACCGGATGCCGATACTGAAGCTTTGGAAGCTCTCGAAAAGTACTCAACTCCAACACGACGCGAAACAGATCAGTCCTGGAACACAGGTAAAATGACAGTCACTTATAATATCAGATAAAATGAAATACATTGATGAAAATGACCTTGCACAAGTCATTCAAGAACGCTTTCTCGACGAAAGTACAGCTAACATAGCAGGCAATTCAGACATATTGGATGGCATAGAATCAAAAGCCATTGAGTATGTCATATCATATATTACCGGTAGGTATAAAACCGATCTGATATTCGCAGAAACTACACCACTGGCCAGCGGAATATTAAAGCAAATCATAGCTCAAATTGTCGTTTATCGTGCCGTAAAACGCAACGCAGCGCGCAAAGTTCCCGAAGACTATGTAACGCTCATGTCCGATGCCACAAAGCAGTTGGAACGCATTCAATCAGGCGCAATGTCATTGGTAGGCGTGCCACTTCAAACCGATGCTTCAGGCGAAACAACACCGGTCCTTTACGGCAATACAACTAACAAAAGTAATTTCATTTAAATAGCATTTAAACACTATGGCTAAGATATTCGATAGATTTATTGATTCTGCAATTACCTCCATTCTAGGCAAAGCAGATAGCGGTAAAATATTCAGTGAGTATTACAAACGCACAGATGCAGCTAGCAAACTAGACTGGACAAAACAACCTACTAACTTCACGTCAAAAACCATTGACGACTGGGTTACGGCCGTCATGGCTGCAACGGCTACGGATGACCCGCGTCGCGGCTTACTTATGCGTTTTTTTGCCTCATTAAAATTAGACTTACACCTGTTATCATGCATTGATGGCCGCATACTTCCAATACAATGCGCTCCTTTCAACCTAAAAGATAAATCAAAAAAAGAAGATGAGGAAGCGCATAAATTATTTGAAAGGCCTTGGTATATAGATATAATTCGCCTAATGGGTATGCGTACTTTCGACGGTACAAAGCTTATTGAAATGATTGAGTTGAACGACAAAGGCGAACTGAACTGTGTAACGGAGATTCCACAATCAAACTTCTTACCGGTTAAAGGTATAGTAGTGAAAGAAGAATACGACACTACCGGCGTATCATACAAGTCCGGAACGTATGCCAATTATTATGTGCAGATTGGTAACGACTATGAGTTAGGAATGCTCAACGAGTTAGCAATGATTATTCTGGCCAAGAAGCTTGGTCTTGGTTCTTGGATGAGTTATATCGAAAAATTCGGTGTACCTGCCGTATTTGCCATTACCGACCGTCAGGACGATGCACGCGCTCAGGAACTTTTTAAAATGCTCACGTCATTCCGTTCCAATCACTTTGCCATTCTAAAGGGCAACGAAAAGGTTGAAATTGCCAAAGATACTAATGCAGATGGCTATCAATCATTTGATAAGTTGAACCTATTTTGCGACAGTCAGTTAAGCAAGCGGATACTTGGAGGTACAGGTATAACAGACGAAAAAAGCTTTGTAGGTGCAGCCGAAATACACGAACGGCAGTTGAAGTATCGCATACAAGTTGACAAGTTGATTATTAAATTCTACATGAATGAGGAAATAATGCCACGATTGGTGAAGTTGAGTTCTGTGTATGCGCCATTGGCTAACCTTACATTCGATTGGGATGAAACTGAAACGCTTACGCTAAAAGAAAAGATACAAGCCGTAAAAGACTTGTCTACAGCATTCAATTTTGACCCTGAAAAACTTGCCGAACTTACCGGATTACCAATCACAACTGTAAAAGAAACACTTGCAGCTACACCTCAGGTACAGGAGACTCAAAAAAAAAAGCCTAATGCGTCCGTAGCGGGCGCAAAAAGTTACATTTACGCTAGTTCCATGAGCCTGTCGAAGGGGGTGAATGCTGCCACATGGGATGCAGCCATCGAACGCCTTGCAAACCAAATCTACAACGGTGAAGTAAAGCCGTCAGACCTCGACAAAGATTTAGTGCTGAAGAACTATGCATCACTAAGCAAGGCCGCTGAAGCTGCATGGGGTAAAGGGTACTATGATGAGGAACTAACACGCCAGTTCCGCGAAAACCTGTTGAAGTTTTCAGGTGCAAAGTCTAACAACCTGATGCAGCATTTAAATGACCTTAAACGGTCAGTATCAGATAAGGATGTATTTATATCAGAGGCTAAAAAATTGGTGAACCTCCACAATGAAACCTACATGAACGTTGAATCAAAGTTTGTTGCAAATAAAACGAGCACAGCTAAAGATTTTATTCAGTTCAATGCAGACATCGACATATACCCGAACCTGAAAGTAAGAACTATGCAGGATGAGAATGTTCGCGAGTCACATGCTGCAAACGAAGGTGTAGTTATGCCGGTAAACAAATGCACGCACACACCACCGTTCGACCCTGGTTGCCGCTGTTGGTTGGAACAAACAACCGATGAAGTTACAAAACATGGTCTGACAAACATCAATGCCAAATGGGCAACAAATGCGTACACTACAGGTACACTTATTTCCGATCAGCACAGTTATTTCGAAAGTATCACCGGAAAATCAATACAAATAGTGCGTCAAAACACCGAATTAATGAAACAATTTTCACCTTACAATAAGGCTATTGATACAAAATCAGGCAATAAAGTATTAGTAAACGACTTTGCACACGTAGCCGATATGAGTCAGAATATTGCAGTTGCTAAGAAAATAGCCGACGAATTGGGTAAGGATATGTACATTCGTCACCATATCGAAGGTGGAATAGTGCAAAACCACAAAAACCCCGAATTTGGAATCGGATCACCCAATAACCTGGGCGATTTAAAAACCTATTTAGGCGAAAGTAAGTTCGATAATTTCATGCAAAACAACATAAAAAGTGCCGACAAACAAGGCGCAAACACAGTTGTTTTGGACGTTTCAACGGCACAATTTACCGACGAATACATTAAAAGAAGGTTATCCGGGTCACTCACTGGCGAACGTAATAGCTCTATTGAGCGCGTAATCATTATCAAAGGCAGCAAAGTAGCACAAATTACCCGCAAACAAATAGCCGGTAAAGACTTCGAAAGCTTCCTGAATAAGCTAAAACAGAAAGCGGACGGTAAATAAATTTACCATCCGCTTTGGAGATACTCAGTACCGAAGTGCTTTGTATCGAGTGCAAATATACAACATTTATGGATAAAAAAAACAAAGTACCCAATTTTTTTGCAATGGCTAAAGATTTAACCGCCAATGCCGAACGTTATGCCGCGTCAGAATCCGTAAAGTTTTTCAAAGAATCATTTGTAAAAGGCGGTTTCACCGATACATCATTCGTATCATGGTCTAAAACATCAAACCCAATGGCCGGTAAACGTACCATGTACAACCGTGGAGTACTCATGCAGTCCATACGCAAAGCCGAACAAAGTAAACGTCGTATAGTAATCGAATCAGATACTGAATACTCTGAGATACAAAACAACGGTGGAACTATAACCGTAACACGCCAGATGAAAAAATTCTTTTGGGCAAAGTTCTACGAATTCAGTGGAAAAGTAAAGCTAAACAAAGAAGGTACAGCAGCATCTTACAATAAGTCAAACAAGGCTATAAGTGTAAAAGCAATGTTCTTTAGACGAATGGCATTGCTTCCTGTAGGCCATAAGATAAATATACCAAAGCATCAATACATGGGCGAAAGTAAAATAATGATGTCAGGTTTCGATAAATGGTGGTTAGGTCAGGTAGAAATACAGTTCCGCGAATCAGTCGAACACCCACATTCAAACAACTTCAAATAATACCAATACTATATAAATAGCATTTAAACGATACCATTATGGAATACTGGAGCGATCTATATTTAGAACTAAGCCAACAGATAACGGAAAACATCCCATCAATAGAATGGTGCGACCTTTGGCATGAACAAGTAAGTTACCTTACTTCAGAACTACCATTCCCAACACCCGCTGCATTCATAGCCTTTAATATGTTGGATACAGAGGATAAAGGCCTACTAGGCCAAACCTGCAACACACAAATAGACATCTATCTGTTTTTCGAAACATTCAGCGATACGTATGTAGGTTCAGTCAATAAAGATAGTGCATTAGACTTCCTGAAGCGACTAACCGATATACACAAACTATTCCACGGTAATTCAGGTGCCAACTACAGTGGCATGCGTCGTGTAGACATGAAACGTGAGGATAGTGGAGATGCCGGTAACCTGTACCGTATATCATTCAATTGCACAGTAGATGATATCAGTGCCATGCCACAGTATAACGATGCAGATGTCAATGAAATAACTATCAGTACTGGCGAGATTGTTCACCCCACAGGTGAATCACTCAATTTTGAGGTTGAAGTTTAGCCTTTTGTTTTGCATCAAGTAGGCTATTATAGTACTCATAATTCTCTTTACAGTAGAATATACGAGCATAAATGTAGGTAGTATCAAGGTAGAAATGTTGCTCAGACATTATTCGTAAAACGTCATCCATGCGCATGCGTTTCACGTCATAAAGTTCGTGAAACTTAGTAACAATTGCTTGGTCGCGTTTTATGAGTAATTCTTTTCTTCGCATAGTTGTAAATTACAATACAAAGTAACAAAGAAATATTCACCTAAAAAACACATTTCACTAACTAAAACTGTCACCTATTTTGTCACCTTTTTTGTAACCTATTATAATATTTACACCACATTTCAAGCAAAAGAGCGGATATACATTTAAGTATACCCGCTCTTTTCGCGTTTAAGCCATCCATTATTAAATCAAATACTTATCTTTGCACACGTCCATTTAAACACCACCACAATAAATTAAATGCGTATTAAGTCATTATTCAATGCCTTGCACGATTAGAAGTGAATAAAAGTTTTTTGTCGTGCGCTCATATCATTAACAATCAACTACTTACAAAATGTTTTCGCGTTTGCGTTTTGGGATGATTCTTTCTGCCCCTCTCACGGAATAGATCAATGGACGTTGGTAGGCGGAGGAAATGCATACTATTCAAGCCCGGTAGCAGTAAGCATTGCCCCGGATTTTAAATCGATGACTTACAGTTTACCCAAAAATACGAATGACTGGCTA